TGCCCGGAATAAAACGACAAAGGATTTGTTGGACGAAAGCGAATTTTAATATGGTAGTATTAAGTTTATTTGATGGAATGAGTTGCGGACAAATAGCACTCAATCAGTTGGGAATTAAAATTGAAAAGTATTTTGCGGCGGAAATTAAACCGCACGCAATTAAATGTACGCAATATAATTTCCCCCAAACAATACAAATTGGGGACGTTCGCAAAGTAAGTTATAAGGATGGCATATTGACGACCGCTAACGGTTTGTTTGAGGTTGGGAAAATTGATTTGTTAATTGGCGGTTCGCCGTGTCAAGATTTAAGCGTTTTAATGCGAAACCGTAAGGGGTTGAAAGGGGAAAAAAGTTCATTATTTCATGAATGGTTAAGGATTAAAGAGGAAACGACGCCCCGTAATTTTATGTTAGAAAATGTAGCGTCAATGAGGGTTGAGGAAAAAAACACAATTGACGAATTATTGGGCGTAACGGGTATTTTTATAAATTCATCATTGTTTTCAGCACAATTGCGCAAGCGTTATTATTGGACTAATTTAGATGTTGATTTGAATATTGAGGATAAAGGAGTTGAGTTACAAAGCATTTTAGAAAGTGGATATACCGACCGAAAAAAAAGCGTTTGTATAGTCCGTAATTATGCTGGGAGCGTTCAAAGTTCAAATAAAGAATCATTTATAAAAATGTGCCTTAATCGTTCAAAAAAAGGATTTCTTACGGTCGTTTTTGAGGAAAAAGGCAACCCAAATTCGGTGCGATTATTTACGCAAACAGAATTAGAACGGTTGCAAACCGTACCCGTTGGATATACAAGTTGCGTAACCTATCAAGAAGCGGCGGACTTAATCGGCGACGGTTGGAATGTTGAAACCGTAAAGCATATATTGAAAGGATTATTATAAAAACCGAGCCGGGCGGGTTCCCGGCAACAAATAAATTATCAAAAATGAGTGAGAAAAAAGAAACCGCAAACGTAATGCCGATACCGACCGAAAATGCGTTTGCATTGTCGAAAGTCAAGACGTTAAAGGACGGCGGATTGGACGTACATTATGAAGTTACCGAAACCGTCGGTAATGAGAGTTACACGAACAAATACCACGTCGAAAGTGCAAAGGACATACACCCGGATTTGCGGGATTGTTTCGACCGTTTGCGCCCAATCATGGGACGGATTTTTAATATTACGTCCTTTCTTTCAATGGTTGAAACGTCCGATTTCAAAGCAACCAAAAAGCAAAGCGAGTTATCACGGGATTTTGCCGACGAAATGTTGAAAAACATAGAGGTTCGGGGCGTGTCCTTTTCCGGTCAAGACGATAACGTTGGGGTTGTCCTTACGGGATTGTTCACGGTATCCAACAACCAAAAGACGGCGATAAATTCGCCCCGTCTGAAATTCAATACCGAAACGTTCGGTTTTGAGGAGGAATTGGAAGCAATCGTTGCGGACATTGAAAACGAGGTTTACGCATTTTTGTTCAAAGGCAAAAAGGCGCAATTGGAATTGTTCGGGGCTGACGGCGAACCCGCACCGGGTTTGGTCGCAGAGCCGGAAAAGGAGGACGGATTGTTCCCGGAGGTCGGCGACCCGGCTAACGAGGACGACCCGGAGGACGAAACGGCGGATATGTAAGCAATGGAGCCGATATTGCTAACAGACCTGGAAGAATACCAATTTGTAACCGATAGGGGGTTTTGCCCCCTATTGGATTACAAGCGGTTTACAATGGATATTCGGTTGCGTGTCGAAATCCAACGGGAATTGTTCGGGCATTGCGTTTTTGGTCGTGGGAATATCCCACAGGCAAACGAACGGTTTTTCCGGTGGGTTTGGGAGCATAAGCCGCACAGATGCGAGGAATGTTTAAAGCCGTTACGGAATTATTCCGCCGTTTATTGTTCGCATATATTGACCCGTGGAGCGTTTCCCGAAATGGCGCATGATGCAAGAAATATAAATATACTATGTTTTGAACATCATTCATGTTGGGAGAATGGGGATAAAACGAAAATGCGTATATATTCCGGCAATATGAGAATGATTGAATTAATGAAAAATGAGTATGCAAATTTGGAAAGATATTGAGGGTTACAAAGGACATTATCAAATTTCTAATTATGGCAATGTTCGTTCCTTAAAAAAGGATGCGTTTCTAATGAAAGGCGGATATTTGAAAGGATATAAAATAATTAGTTTATGGAAAAATGGAACCGGGAAAATGTTCCGTGTTCATAGATTAGTTGCGGCGGCTTTCATTCCGAACCCGGAAAACAAACCATGTATCGACCATATCGACGGCGACCGAGCCAATAACCATGCAGATAATTTGCGTTGGGTTACGGTTAAAGAAAATCAGAATAACCCAATAACAAAATCTAAATGGATTGGAAAAAAAGCGAAACCGCACCACGAAAAAGCGGTTGAGCAAATAAAAAACGGTATTGTTGTAAATGTATTTGTTAGCATACAAGAAGCCGCCCGAAAAGGCAATTTTTCGGCAACGGCAATTTGTAAGGTATGTAAAGGGAAAGGAAATTTGCATAAGGGTTATAAATGGAGATATAAAAAATGAGAATCAAAAAGAGGCAACCCGATTACGGGGCAATTTCCCGCCGTTCAATCAAAAATGATTTCAGACGGGTACAAACATACCCGGAAAGGGAGAAACGCCCGCAAATCGAAAATCCGCCCGAAATAAATGCAGAAAGACGGGTTTTGTTTGTTGGCGAAAATTCAGGTTATTACAAATTGCGTTCTTTCATTGTTGGTAAATTGGTTCGATTAGTTCAAAAATCAAGCGTCGGCGGTTGGGTTTGTGAGTTCGTACACGACGACGACCGAAAAGCGATAAACCATGCCGCCGGATGGTCGGACAATAAGAAACAATATTTGTTGGATTGCGTAAAATTCAAGTGACATGAAAATAAAATCAAAAACCGGATATAAAATTGCGTTATACACGTTCGTGACGTTAACGGTTGCGTCTTATATGTGGGCGTTGTATAGTATCATTGTTTGGATAATTAAAGCGTTTTTTGTATGAGTGTAAACAAGGTTATTTTGATGGGACATACCGGGAAAGCCCTGGATTTTAGGGAGTTCGACAACGGGGGTTGCGTGGCGACCTTTTCGTTGGCAACCACGAAACGAGGTTATACCACAAAGGACGGGCGGCAAATCCCGGAGCGTACCGAATGGCATAACGTCATATTGCAAAACGGGTTGGCAAAGGTCGCCAATCAGTACGTCAAAAAGGGCGACAAACTGTATATTGAGGGCGAATTGAGAACCCGGAGTTATGACGATGCGCAAGGCGTCAAACGGTATGTTACCGAGATAGTCGCAACCGATATGGAAATGTTGACCCCGAAAGCGACCGGAGCCGGGGCGCAAGTACCGCCGCCGCCCGTGCCGGATGCACCCGCCCCCGACGGAAACGACGATTTACCATTTTAAGCCGTTGACGATATGGGAGCGATAAACGGACGGGTTATTTACAGCCCAAAAGGTAAAGCCGGGGAATACGCCGAGAACGCCGCCAATTTCTTTGTCGGTTGTTCCAACGGTTGTACTTACTGTTATTTGCGCAAAGGTCGTGGCGCAAAGGTATTGGGAGGCAGTCGCCCGGAGTTGAAAAAGACGTTGCGGGAATATCCATACGCTTTGGATATTTTCAAAAACGAATTGTTGGCGCATAAGGAGGAATTGCAGAAAACGGGGTTATTCTTTTCGTTCACGACCGACCCGTTGTTGCCGGAAACGGAACGGTTGACCCGTCAAGCGGTCGGCGTATGCCAACGCCACGGCGTCCCGGTTAAGATATTGAGCAAATGCGCCGAGGGGTTGAACCGCTTCATTGATTTTGCCGAGGCGTCCGAGGGTTGGGACGTGTCCCGTATCGCTTTGGGCGCAACGTTGACAGGTTGCGACGAATTGGAGCCGAACGCCGACCCAAATACGATGCGGGTTAATGTGTTGGCACGGGCAAAACGCCACGGGTTCCGCACATTTGCAAGCGTGGAGCCAATCCCGCCGGGAATGTACGACCGGGCAATTGGGATAATCAGATTGTCGTATCCGTTCGTTGACCTGTATAAAATCGGGTTGCAGAGCGGCGGCAAATATCCGAAACGGGAAATACGATTAATTTACGACACGATTACGGAACATTGGGAGGGACGCCCGGAACAACCCCGTATCTATTGGAAAGATAGTATTGTTAATCCGTTGGGGATTGACCGGGGAGAATTGCCGGGGTATTGTGTCCCTGTTAATTGGGATTTGTTTAACAATGAAAAGTGAAATACGGGTTGAGGTTCCCGCCGATTGCCGATTGGTCGGAGTAAGGACGGACGGCGATGTTGTCGTTATCATTTACGAGCCAATCCAAAACGTCCGGCAAATTGGATTTATCCATTACCCGGAACCCGACGACGAAACCGAGGAACCCGAAAATAAAAAAGTAAATATGCAGTACAGCAATAAGGATTACAACCCGGAAAAACACGACCGTTGGCGTGCGTTGACCGTAAAACAGCCATACGCAAATGATTTGGTAACGGAGGCGTACAAGGACGAAAACGGTATTGTTTACGGGAAAAAGACAATTGAAGTTCGGAGCAAAAACACGTCATACCGTGGCGACGTGCTGATATGTTCCGCAGCGTCCCCGGTTTATCCGGGAATGGAAAGCGGCGTTACTTTGGGATTGGTTGAGTTGTACGACGTAAAGCCGATAAAAGAGTTTACGCCGGAGGATTGGGAAAACACCCGGATTCCAAAGGAAAAGAGGGCGAAAATAACAAAGGGGTACGGGTGGTTGATGCGCAACCCCCGCCGGGTTATTGAATTTCCGGTTAAGGGGCAATTGGGGATTTACAATTTGGTTTATACCAAAGATTGTATATTGCCGTACCCCGTGGCAATGGTAATGGATAAAAAGGGTTATGAATTAGCAAGAAAGGAGGCACACAATGAGTAAGGACAAACACACCGTCCAAACAGGCATACACGTTGGGCGGGTCGGCGTCTATGTTTACGCCCGTGAGTATTGGCAATATCATAGTTGGCAATTTGGGGTATCCATTGATGCAATAAACGGTTACGACCGTTATGTTGATATTGAGGCGAAAATATTGTTTGTCGGCATTGGCATACGGTTTATATGGATTAAAAGAAAGGTAAAACGATGAAAGCAAAGATTTTATTGTTATCTTTGGCAACGCTTTTGTTGGGGGCGTGTCAAAGCGAGAACGAACCAACGGAGGCATTTAATTTACTTCAAAAATCCGAGAGCATGGAAGAAAGAAACGAGTTTGTAACGAATACCACGGCGGCAATGATACAGATAAACGCCCCCCGGTATAATTGTGAGATTGTCGAAACCGCATTAGCCGGGGGCGATAGGGTACGAATTTGCGTAAAAGGCGCAAAGGACGATTTGGACGCATTGTTTGGCTATGTAAACGAAGCGGACAAAGAATGAGAGTTAAGCAACCCGAACCGTTCGACCCAAACAGAGAGTACAACCCCGGCGAACGTTGCGTTTACCGGGGTATGGTATTGATTGCCGAGATATGGACGGCAGCGGATGCACGATTAGCCAACAACAACCCCGCAATATTTACGCAACGTTGCGTTCGCTGCAAAATCCAAAGGGAAGATTGCCCCGGAATAGGTAGGCAATGCGATAAGTACAACAGAACCGACCGAAAAACGATATTTTGGCGGTTGGCATATCCGAAAACAGTAAGAACGAATAAAAAATTAGAGCATGACAGAAAGTAAGTTAAACCCGTTTGATGCGGAATTGTTGGTTATGATTGGCGATATTGCCAAAAGCCAACCGGAGGTCGAGGAAAAACCCGACCGTTACGAAATCACGGTTGACACAACCGAGATACAGGGAAACGCAATTGAAGCACTAAAACAGGCAGTCGCCGGACGATTGGGGAAACGCTTGTTAGTTACCCACACGTTAGACGCCGCCGTTGTTTTCAACGTCGAGTACGACCCGACGGAATACCCGGAACAAATCCGCACCCGGTTAGTTGAGCCGGACGCCACGGCGGGAACCCGATATCGCCGCACGTTGTTAGAAGTTGACGCAATACAGGTACGCCGGGACAATTTGGACGACCTGTTGAGATTTACCGGAGGCGGAACCATGACGATACCGAGAACCCCAAACGGGCGGGCGGTTTATTCGTTCCCGGACGGCAACGGCATTTTCATTGACGCCCCGGAAACGTACTACATTGTCCGGGAACCGGACGGACGATTGACAACCCGCCCGGAAAGAGAGTTTAACCGGGAGTTTGAGCCGAAAGGCGTAAGCGTACCGAAAGAACCCGGCGATAAGGGATGCGGGAATTGCGCCAACTTTACAAACGAGGATGTCAACGGGAACGGTTATTGCGAGGCGTTCAAATGCGAACAATCGTGCGGCGTTATGCCGTGCCAAGAGTACAAACCTAAAAATCAATAAAGCGATGAACAAAAGAGAAAAATTTTTGAAAGAGATTGCCGAGGTTATCAACCGTAATTCTTTGGAGGCGCATTTTAACGATACCCTGGATTACATATTGGCGAAAGTCGCAGTTGAAGCAATGGAGAATTTCGCCGAAGCGTCCGCACGGAGGGACAATTGGCACGGGTTCAAAGAAGCCGATAAGCCGGGCGAGGTTGTGCGGAATGAGGATTGCGACAATTGCCCGGAGCATAAGAAGCCGGAGGCGTTCGACGTCCCAAAGGAGGTGCGAGCAATGGCGGAATTTTTCGGCAAGATGTTCCCCGGTTCCAAAGTAGAAATACACCGGGTCGAAATGCCGAAAAGGAACCCACGGGATAAACGCCGGGCAAAGAACAAAAGGAAAGGGGGCAACAATGGGAAAAAGTAATTGCCCCGGACAATCGAAGCCCGAAAAGATATGCGGAACGTGTCGATATTTTAACCCGGAATTTCCGGTAAATGGAAAGCCCGCCCCGGTATGTTTGGCAATAAAAGAAATGAAAGGGGGAACGGAATACAGCAACCCCCGTGGAACGCAACATTATTTTCGTTGCTCAAATGGGAGGTACGAAATAGGCATAAGCAATTAGGCAATCAGCCCCGGAAACAAAGCCGGGGTTTTGCCGTTTATATGTGAGAGAGAACAAACGGTTGGCAATGCGGCGAAAAAGCCGTAAATTTGCCCCGTGGTTAAAAGATAACCACCGAGATATAGAAAGTATTGAATAAGACAATAAAGCCTCTTAAAATGGAAATTCCGTGCAAATAACTTGCAAAAGGGTCAGCAACGTTTTAAGGAGGTAAACAGGGGAAAGGATAAAGCCCGGAACGAAAGAACAAAGGCAAAGGAGCCGATAAGGAACCAAGCCAAAGGACGAAAAGGCGTAAAAGGCAGATTTTGAACCCTGTTTGACATTAAAAGAGGTTAGACGATGAAAAAGAGAAAGAAGCCATTAGGCTACAACAAACGTTCCGAGGAACAACGAATTTATGACATTCGGTTTTGTGCCGATTTATTTTTGCGTGGTTATTCGTACCGGGAAATTGCGGACGCATTGAACCGGGATTTGTCCGCCCGTGGAATGGGTTATACAATAACCTTTCAAATGGTTTATTACGATTTGCAACAATGCCTTATCGAATGGAAGCGGGAACGGTTGGAAACAATCGACGAATATGTTACGCAGGAATTGCGCAAGTTGGATAAAATGGAGCAACAAGCGTGGGAGGCGTGGGAGGTATCCAAAACCGGAAAGCAGCGCACCAAAGAGAAAACCAACCGGGGGCGTCCTATCAAAACGGATGCGACCGACGGCGACCCGGAATATTACGGGTATGACGAAACGACCGTTGAAACGTCGGCGGGCAATCCCCGGTTTTTGGACTTGCTGTTGAACATTCAACAACGCCGGGCAAAGATGTTGGGATTTGATGCACCCGTTAAAATCGAGATACCCGGATACAACGCCGGGACGGACGACGATAAACCGAAATACGATGTTAAGGCAATCCCGGACGACCTGTTGTTTGCCGTCGCCGACAAATTGCAGTCCGCCGAATTTCAAAAGACAATCGCCGAGAAAGGAGGGGCGCAATAATGGCAAAGCGAATGAATGTTGTTAAACAGGTTGTAACCAAAACGAACCATTATTGCGGGGATTGCGGACACGGTGTTTGGTATTTCGACCATGAGAATTTAGATGTTGCAAATAGATTGCCGATTTGTTGCCGTTGTCCGTTTACCCCGAACCGTTCCCGGATAAGGAGCGAAACGGCGTGTTTGAATTGGATACCGAAAAAGCCCGGCGAATTGATAGTTACACCCGATAAAATTGTACGACCATGAGCAACGAGGAATTATTGAAGATGTACGAGGCAATCAAGGCAGACCCCGGCGAATTGGTGCGAGCCGCCGCCCGTAAACGTCTTATCAACTTTGCCCGGTATATGCAACCGGATTTGGTATTGGAACCGTTTCATGTTGTATATTATACCCTGTTGGATATGTTTGCGCATGGCAAAATACGAAAGATGATTGTACAACAGCCGCCGCAACATGGAAAATCGGAGGGGTCAAGCCGCAAATTACCCGCATTTATGTTGGGGTTAGACCCCGACCGCAAAATATGTATCGGTTCGTATGCGGCGACAATCGCACGGGATTTTAACCGGGACGTTCAACGAATAATCGACACGCCCCGGTATTGTGAATTATTCCCCGGCACGTACTTAAATGGGTCGAACGTCGTAACAATGGCGAATACCTATTTGCGCAATTCCGATGTTATCGAAATGGTCGGGCGTAAGGGGTCGTTGCGTGTCGTCGGTCGTGGCGGTTCGCTGACGTCTAAAACCGTGGACGTTTCGATATTGGACGACGTGTATAAAGATTACGCCGAGGGTAACAGCCCGATAGTACGGGCGGCGGCGTGGAAATGGTACACGACCGTTGTACGCACCCGTTTACACAATGATAGTCAAGAATTGATTGTATTTACCCGTTGGCACGACGACGATTTGATAGGGCGCATTGAAAAGAGCGGCGAAACGATTATTGATGTTAAGTGTTGGGCGGATTTGGAGGACGTAACGCCGGGGGCGTGGGTGCGCATAAACTTTGAGGGGTTGAAAACCGGGGAACCGACCGAGATAGACCCACGGGAACCGGGGGCGGCATTATGGGAAAGCCGACACAGTAAGCAAAAGTTGGAAGCGCAAAAGGCATTAGACCCGGTGCAATTTCAATGCCTGTATCAAGGCAACCCCGGTTCCGCCGAGGGTCGATTGTACCAACCTTTCAAAACGTGGGTCGAAAAATCCGATTACGGCACGTACATTCGTTCCGGCGCATACATTGACGTTGCCGACGAAGGCGACGACCTGTTGTTTGCCGCAACGTATGACGTGTATAAGTCCGACAATCTGTTTTTCAACGAGAAAACAAAGCGCATGGAGCCGATATTGTTTGCCCTTATTACAGATATGGAAATGACGGACGAAAACACGGACGTTACAACCGTAACCGTCCCGGCGATGATTAACCGGAACGGGACGCAAAAAGCGTGGGTTGAGAGCAACAACGGTGGTGCGGGTTATGAAAAGGTTATCAAAAAGAAAGTCCGGGCGATTACCGACCCGTTTTATCAAGGGGGCAACAAGGAAAGCCGGATAATAACAGCGTCCGCAATGGTTAATCAACATATAATTATGCCGTTCGGTTGGGAAACCCGGTACAAAGCCGTTTACGACCATGTAACCGGATTTTTGCGCAATTTCGGAGCCAATACGCACGACGACCCGGAGGACGGATTGACCGGGATATATGAAAAGGAGATTGCGGACGGCAATATACAGCCATACGCACACGCAAACCGAGGCGTAAGACGACGCAATTAGCAATATTTTTGAGATATGCAAGATTATCCGGGAAAAAGTTTATAACTTTGTAACCAAAACGAGGGGGGCAAAGGGACAGCCCCGGAGAAAGTAACAATATTTTTAACGTTAAAAACAAAGAAGTATGATTTGTAAATGTCCGGCGGGGACGGCGTTGCCCGATGTACCCGCAATTAAGTGTTCGGAAAGTTTCGGACAGGTTCAAAAAGTGGCTTTTCAACGTCTTATGAAAGATGACGGAAGCAAAAACAGTTTTACGAGTGAAAAAGCGATTACGGCGTTAGCGTCGTGGACGTCCCTGTTATCGGCGGAGGATAGCACGAAAGTAGTTGTTTCGCCGTATATCCAAGCCCCGACCGCCGAGGCGGGAGCCGCCCGCACCTTTGGAGGCGGTAACGAAACGTTGGGAGGCGTAGAAGAAATTATTGGACGTGAACCGACCCCGTTTACCGGAGTTATTCGCAAAGCCCCGCAAGCGGTTATCAAGGCATTAAAGGAAATGCAATGCGAAAGTTGGGGCGACAATTTGGGTATCTTCATTTTCGACGAAAACGGCGCAATTGGAGCCATTAAGGACGCCTCAACGGAGGGTACATATTACCCGATACCGATACGTTCGTTGTTTATCGGCGATAAGACGTTGGGCGGATTGGAAGCCCCGGACAGCAACGCAATACAATGGTCGTTTTTGCCGAATTGGTCGGACGATTTGGCGATTGTTGCCCCGGCGTTTAACCCGCTTACGGATTTGAAACCCGCATAAGAGTAATGACGGCGAAAGTTACAAAGGTCGTGTTGGAGTGTCCGACCCTTAACACGACCGAAGAATTTGAGATTAACCACGCCGAACGCCTGTTGCGGATGCCTAACAATGGCGGTTGGCAGTTGCCCGAAAAAACACCTTTTGAATTTAGCAAAGAAAATGGGATTAGATATAAAACGCATAAGAAAGGAAATAACGGAACCGAGGAAAAAGGCGACGATAAATAAAGCGGTCATACACCAAAACCGCATTAAATTTCACGCCCAAACCAACGTAACGCCCTTAATGTGTTTACCCACGACCGATTTTTTGGCATGGGTTCAAAATCTTATCCCGCACGATAAATTCAAAATCTTCAAAACATTGTTCCGTTACCCCGTTCGTACCAACGAGGTAACGGGCATTTGTTTTGATAAGTTAAGCCGTATTTTCGACGGTCGTAACCCGGCGTTCAACTATCAATTTCAAAACACGGAACAACGGGACGATTGGGAGTATTACCGCCAAGATGTATTAAAGGAGCCGGAAATTTGGAGCACGAAAGGTTGGGAGTTTTTCAAGACGGAAATAAACAGCGTCTTAATAGTTGATTTGCCCGCCGAGCAAAACCCCGCCGACCGATACCCGACCCCGTATTTTTATTGGCTACCTATCGAAAGCGTCATAACCTTTGAGGCAAACCGGACAACCGGGGTTATGGATTGGATAATTTTCCGCCAACCCGATAAACGTATTGCAGTTATTGACGATGAACGATACAGAGTATTTGCAGAGGACGACGGCGACAACATAGGCGAATTATTGGTTGATAACCCACACGATTTGCGCTATTGCCCCGCCCGTTTCTTTTGGAACGAGCCAATGAATTTGCGAGAACCGGACGTTAAACAATCCCCGCTAACAAAAGAATTGGAGGCGTTGGATTGGTTTTTGTTTTTCCATATATCGAAGCGGCATTTGGATATGTACGGGGCGTACCCGATATATTCCGGTTACGAACAATCGTGCGATTTTACAAACGCCGAAAACGGCGATTATTGCGACGGTGGATTTTTGAAAGACAAACAAGGGTATTACAGGTTAGACCAAGCCGGGTTATTGATGCGTTGCCCCAAGTGCGGCGACAAACGGATTACCGGGGCGGGTTCCTTTGTTGAAATACCGATACCGGACGGGGACAAACAACCCGATTTGCGGAACCCGGTACAAATGTTGACCGTTGACCGTACAAGTTTGGATTATAACGTTGAGGAAGAAAAGCGATTGCGGGAAAACATTATTACCGCCGTCGTCGGACAAAACGAGGAAGTAACCCAACGGGAGGCATTCAACGAACAACAGGTTAAAGCCGCATTTGAGAGCCAAAGCACGGTATTAAACCGAGTGAAAAAAGGCTTTGAAGCCGCCCAACAGTTCGTCGATGAAACGGTTTGCCGATTGCGATACGGCAATATGTTCGTATCTGCAAAAGTCAATTACGGCACGGAGTTCTATTTGTACGACGTAAGCGAGTTGCGGAACCGTTACAAGTCGGCAAAGGAAAGCGGCGCAAGTGAGGCAGAATTGGACGCCCTACAAAATCAGATTATCGAAACGGAGTACCGGAACAACCCAACCCAATTGCAGCGTATGTTGATATTGGCAGAATTGGAGCCGTACCGCCATTTGACCCGGAACGAGGTATTGGATTTGTACGGGCGTAACTTAATCCCGGAGAATGAATTGCGTATAAAGTTGAATTTCGCTAACTTTGTCCGCAGGTTTGAACGGGAGAATACAAACATTTTGGAGTTTGGAACGCAAATACCATTCGACAAAAAGATTTCAGTAATAACAAGTAAATTTAACGAGTATGCAAGTAAAAACAGCAACCGAGGGTAAAACAAAGGACGTCGCAATTACCTACGTCACCCCCGAAAACTACATTGTACCGAGCAACGAACAACATTTGTATCATTGCGTTATTGAGGTACGCAAGTTTGACAGCGAAACGGGAAAACGCTTATCCGTTCCCCGTATCCAAAAGTTCGGCAAAAAGTCCTTTGAAAACGGCATTTTGGACGCACTGAAAAAACAGGGTTACACGATTACCGTATTGCACGACCCCAACGAGTACGTCAAGGCGCAAGCCGAGGAAAAAGCGGCACGAACCGCCGCACAGCAGAAAGCCGCCGAGGAAAAAGCCGCCGCCGATGCAAAGGCAAAGGCAGAAGCCGAGGCGAAAGCCAAAGCCGAGGAAAAAGCGGCGTTAAAGGCTGAAATTTTGGCGGAATTGAAAGCGGCGGGAGTTATCCCGGCGGAACCCGCCAAAGAAACCAAAGCCGATGCAAAGGCAAAGGCAGAAGCCGAGGACAAACCCGGAGCGAAAAAGTAACAGAGTATTAAACTATTAAAAATACGATTATGGCACAGATTGCACAGCAGGACAATTTGGTTATTGAAGTAACAACAACCGCCGCCGCATTGGATGGCGACACAAAGAAAAAGTTGATTGAATGTATTGAGGGCGGAACAATTACCGACGTCATTTTGGTAACAAAAGAGGTTGAAAAGAAAATCAGCCATGCACGTGTTGTTAGTTGGTTGGTTGACACAACCGGGGATTCCCCAAAATACACAATTGATATTATTAACGCAAACAGCGGAGCAGTAGCAGCAATCGCACTTAATTAATTCAAAGGGTAAGAATATTATGTTAACGAGAGAAATTTTAATTGCAAATGCGGCTTTGTCCGGTTTGACGGACGAACAAATTGCGGCAATTACAACATTGTCCGCCAACGACGAAAATAGCGTTATCGCCAAAAAGACGGGCGAAATTTACGGCGGATTGGATGCCGATATTTTGGCGGCGTCCGGTATCGCAAAGAACGGAACCGAAAAGACGTTTGATTACGCAAAACGTGTGGTCGCCGAGTTCAAAACCAAAGCGGAAAGCGCAAGCGCATTGCAAACCCAAATCGACAGTCTGACGAAAGAAAAGGCACGTTTGGAAAAGGCAATTGCCGACGGTGCGACCGATGCGGAAACGGCAAAGGCGTTGAAACAGGCGAAAGCCGATTTAACGGCGGTAACAACGCAGTTTAACGACCTCAAAAGCAAGTACGATGAAGCCGAAAAGAATTTCCAAACGGAGTTGTTCGGCGTTCGTATCGAGGGTGCATTGCAGACCGCAACCGCCGGGTTGAAATTCAAACCGGGATTGCCCGAAAGCGCAACAAAGGTTTTGTTAGCGCAAGCAATCGACAAAATTAAGGGTATGAACCCCGAATATATCGACGACGGAAAAGGCGGTAAAATCCTTGCTTTTAAGGACGAAAGCGGCGCAATTATGCGTAACCCGAACAATCAGTTGAACCCGTACACCCCCGGCGACCTGTTGGCAAAGGAATTGGAAACAATGGGTATTTTGGATAAGGGACGCCAAGCCGGAGGCGGCGGAACGGTTCCCCCGGCGGGCGGTTCCGGCGGTGGTGGCGGAACAACCATTGACATAACGGGCGCAAAAACCCGTGTCGAGGCTTACGAAGCAATCGCCGCAAACCTTATGGCGCAGGGTTTAACGGCGGGTTCCGAAAAGTTCGACGCCGCAATGAAACAGGCATGGCAGGACAACAATATTGCCGCATTGCCGGAAAAGTAAACAATCACGGGTAAAGGGTAAACCCGCATTTAATAACAATTAAATTTTTAACATTATGTCATTAGTAGCAACAAGATTGCAAAATTGGCGGATTGAAAACCCGGAATTAGACCGTAATATGACCCGCCCGTGTGAGTATGGCGCATTGGATTTTTTCATTGAGCAAACCAACGCCCCGTCCTCAATCATTAACCCCAATTTGCGTGACCGTGCGTTTGCGTCCATTGGTAACACGGTACAAGTACCCGTTATCAATTACGACGGCGATGTACAGGTTAGCAATGTCCGTTCGTGCGTTATCGCTGACGATGAAAATACGTCCGCATTGGTAACGGTTGTTTGGGCGACTTATGCCATTGGCTTTACAATGGTTCCCGCCGCATACATGAACAACGAAATTTCCTACGAACACGACTTTTTGCGCAAAATGGAAAAGACGTGCCGGGCTTTGGCGGACAAATTGGACGTCGGAGCCGTTGCCGCATTGGAGGCAAACAAAACACAGGTGTTCAAAACGTTGCTTAACTACACGAAGGCGGGCAACGTGGTACAGGTTCCAACCCAAATGGCGACCGAGATTTTGGGCGATATTAACCCGATTATGCGGGCTAACTGTTACCCGGAATATATCCACATTATCGCCAACGCCGGGGTTGATAGCCTTATTCGTAAACTTGCGCAACATGGCGTTTACAACGACGTAAACAAGCGCATGGAGTACGACAACAAGGTTTTACATTACACGAACAACGTAACCGACGAAGCGGGCAAAATGGGAACCATGTTTGCCGTTGCTGACGGTAATGTTGGTATCCTTACACGTGTTGACCGTGAGGCATTGCGCCGCACCCGTGCGAATTTCCACGAATGGGACGTTGTACGTTTGCCGTACATTGATTTGCCCGTTGGTTCGCACTATTACACCGCCGTTGGCGACCAGTCCGCAATTATGGGCGACGCAACCGCCGATTTGACGTGCGCCGTTAAGGAGTATTTCGGATTTTCCGTTGACGTGGCGTATATGGTTGCTTACAACAGCAACCCGGATACCGTGGCAAACCCGATTATCAAAGCCGAGATTGCCGCCCGCAATCCGAACGAGCCGTTGGGTATGCCTGTATATGTAACCAACGCAGCGGAATTTCCCGCCGGAGGTGCTGGGGGCGAATAACGCCGGAGCATAACGAATTGTTAAACCGAGGGGACGGGGTGGTTATCCCCGCCCCCTTATTTATTTCAAACGCAGATGTACAGATTACAAGAAATACAGGACGCATTATTGCACGTCGTCGGGTGGGAACAATCATACGACCCGGCAAAGGCGATAGACGACAATTTAACGCAGACGGAAAGCGGTTTGACGTTTCAAGGTGCGCACCCCCTTGTTACTTTGGATAATGTCCGGGCAATCGTCCCGGATGATTTCGTTTTTCAATATCCGGTTTGGAATATGATAAGGGAATACAAAGCCGGGGCAAAGGTTCGCCACAACAACAAAGTTTGGATTGCGACACGGGACAACCAAAACGAGGAACCGACCGAAAGCGATTTTAACGACGATTACGGCAACCCCTATTGGCAACCGTACAATTTCATTTCCGATTATTTGGAGCGTTTGACCCGTAACGGTATTGCGCAAATGGTACAAACATTCACGCAAATAAAGGGATTGGATAAGGAAACAAAGAACCTGTTGGAGCGGCGCACGTTCTTTGACGGTGCGGGACGTATCCGGGCGACGTTGCCGAATAATCATAAATTAGTCGGGTTTGAAATTGTCCCGGTTCGTTCTATGGGCGTAACAATGAAAATCGAGCAAATCGGGTTGCAAATGACGGGCGCAACCGGGGTTGTTCGTATGTATCTTTTCCATTCGTCCCAAATTGACCCGATAAAGACGTTTGATTTGAATTTTACGCAGACAAACGGCGGTTTTCAGTGGTTCCCGTTGAAAGATTGTTATTTGCCGTATATCAGTACCGGAAACAACGCCGGGGGGTCGTGGTTCCTTTGTTACAACCAAAACGATTTGCCCGCCGGAATGCAGGCAATTAACATGACAAAGGATTGGAGCCGGGAGCCGTGCGGAACGTGTACGGGTTACGTCGATTTGGAGCGTTGGCGGGAAATAACAAAGTATTTACAGGTATCCCCGTTTATGATGAACGCCCCGGAAACATTCGATGAATACCCGGAGTTGTGGGATATTGCGCTGACGATGTACACCAATACGCAGAATTACGGGTTGAATTGCGAAATAACCGTTGGTTGCGACCTAACGGATTTTATCATTAAGGAAAGGCAGATTTTCCAAACGGTTATCCAACGACAGGTCGCCGCAATCATGTTGCGCACGTTGGCAATGAACCCCGATGTTAAGGTAAACCGGAACCAAGTAAACGCAAGCCGGATGGAAATTCTTTACGAGTTGGACGGCAACGTTGAGGGTCGCCCCGGCGGTTTGGGTTATGACCTAAAAAAAGCATACGAGGCGTTGCGGTTGGATACGCAGGGTATCGACCGTATTTGCCTTACTTGTAATAACCACGGTGTAAAATACCGGACAACGTAAGATTATGGCGGGGTTAAAGTCAATACAGGATTTACGCAACCGGGTTGCCACGTTCAACAACGGGTTATCGTCCGGCGCATACATTCAACAAATCATTTGGGACAATGACGCCTATATTGTTGATATGAATGCCGAGGAACAATTGTTTGAACAAGGTATTAACCGTTTGGGCGTGGATATTATGGATTACGCCCCGTATTCGCCGTTGACGATAGCCATAAAGGAGGAAAAGGGACAACCGACAAACCGGGTAACGTTACGGGATACCGGGGATTTTGAAGCGTCGTTTTTTTTGGAAGTCGGCGACAAACAGTTTGAAATAAAAGCGTCGGATTTCAAAACGGAGGACTTAATAAAAAAGTACGGGCGGCAAATATTGGGATTGACGGACGAAAATATTGCGGCGTTGATTTGGCAATATATATTCCCGGACTTAATGAAGAAAGCAAAAAACGTATTATATGGCAACGAATAAGAGAACAACCCCTATAATTCCCAACCCGGTTTTAATCGACCGGGTTTTGGGGAACATACAAACCGGGTTAATGGATAACGTCGATTGGTTGGACGTCGCATTTGGGCGGGCGCAACGTATCGCCAAAGTGATACAGGGCAAACGCTATTATACCCCGAACGTATATGCGGGCGGGACGGAATGGAGAGGCGACAATGATTATATCGACGTTTCCCCGGATGCCAATATTGGCAATTTTTCGTTCTTTTGGATAGACGACCCGCAAACGGTCGGTTGGGTTCCCAAAGAGCAAAGCGAGATTAAAGCCCCGTTTTCCCTTATTGTTTGGTTCGATTTGCGCAAGGTTTACCCCGGTCAACTCAACAACCGGAATACCGAGGCATTGAAGAACGAAATATTGACCGTCCTAAATGGCGGTTTTTGGCTGAAAGACGGGACGATTGTAATAAACCGGATTTATGAGTTGGCGGAAAACGTGTACCGTGGGTTTACGTTGGACGAAATAGATAATCAATTTTTAATGCACCCGTTCGGCGGTTTTCGCTTTGAGGGTGTATTGTCAGTTAATCAACCTTGTAACATTTAACGATATGGTAACTTTCATTATTTGGGTTTTGGTCGTGGCAACCGTGGCGGCGTTCCTGTTGACCCTGTTAAAAAAGTGGGGCGTTATTGAGTACGTCCAAGTTCACGGCAACGACTTTTTTGTTAAGATGTTCAATTGCGGCTTTTGCTTATCATGGTGGGCGGGGGTCGTTTTGTCCGTCCTGTTTGCTATATGCACCGGGAACCCGGCATTGTTATTGGTTCCGTTTTGTTCAACAGTCATAACCCGCATACTCTTATGAAAACGACAAAGATAGGGGAACGGGCGGTTGTGTTGTACGACAGTATCGACGAATTGCCGATTTTGCGATTTCACGCATATAACAAAATGTTGCTTATCGACGCCGGGGTTGGGTCGGATTTGAACGATTGGGATGCGCATATTGAAAAGGCAATTCGGTTTATCCGAAAGGAAAAGCCGGATTTGGCGGAAAAGGAATTGGATAATTTGCGGCAAAACGTTTATTTCGTCCAATCCGCCATATCGCCAAAGTATTTGGCGTTTGCCTGTTTGGTTAAGTCAGTGGACGGAACCGAATACAACGATATGACGGCGGACGGTTTGCAAAAGGTATTGGATTTATTCGCCGATGCGCCGAACGCCGAGTTGACCGCCCAATTGGAAGCGGTCAAAAAAAAAATAGATAAAGAATTGCAATTGTATTTTCCTAAACTATTCGACGACGCCACGGTTAAAGAGTATTACGACCAATTGAAGCAACGCACGATGTTAATGTTGGATGCGATAATAAAGGGGGACGAAAGCGACAAACGAGAAGAAATAGACCATATTACGACGTTGTTGTTGACTTATACAAAACCCAAATCGTTTAGCGGGTCGGATAGCGTGGAAATACAATACGACAAGCAGTTTGAAAATATGTGTTTGATGTTGTCCCAACATTTGCACGTAAACCCAAAATCGTTTACCGTTTTGGAATATTACAACGCATTTGAATACATTAAGGAGCAAGCGAAAAAAGCAAGCAGAAAAAGCCAAAATAAGGCGATTTAAGGTGTTTTATTTTTCAGACGATAAATTATACATTTGAGAAAAGAAAATTGATTGTAGGGCAAATTGCCCGAAAATAACAAAAACAAATAGTCGGATATATGGCAGATAACAACAACCCAATTAAATATTCTGATTTGGTAAGCCCCGATAATTCGATTACTGATTTGATAAAGCAATTGGATGAACTTTCAGACGCATATACAAATGCGTTGAAAAATATTAGGGCGGAAGCAATTCAGTTGGCGGCGGTTCTGCAAAAGGTTTCCGGGGCAACCGAGGACGGCAGGAACACAACCAAGAAAGCCGCAGACGATGCGGAACGTTTGGCACGTGCGCAACGTGATTTGGCGTTTGCAGAAAGCGAGAACGCCAAAAAGTTAGCCGAGTTAAAATTGGCACAACAGGAAGCGAACCAAATTAATAAACTGATTGTGAAAATAAATCAATCCGCCGAGGGTAGTTATAACCGTTTATCGGCGCAATATTCATTGAATAAGATTTATTTAAACAACATGACTAAAGCCGAACGGGAAAACACCGAGGAGGGGCGAAAATTGGTTGCACAAACCAAAGAAATATACGAAGAAATGAAACGTTTGCAGGAAGCAACCGGGAAATTTCAATTGAACGTCGGAAATTATACGGAGGCGTCCGACGCAATTATTGCGTATGGCGACAAATTAAAAGAAACGTTAGGTTTAAATAGCGCATTTGGCGAAAGTCTTTTGGCGTTAGGACGTGGCGGGGCTGAAAGTAAAGCCGTTTTTACAGCTATTGGCGACGGGGCAAAAGCATTGGGAAAAACTTTGTTGGGATTACTTTCAAACCCGGTTTTTTTGGCGATTGCCGGAATTGCGGCGGCGGGTGCGGCGTTTAAATGGTGGTACGATTATAACGCCGGGTTAGTTGAGGCAACGAGATTGACGCAACAATTTACCGGGAAAAGTGGCGATGATTTGAAAGCGTTTAGAAATGAGGTGCAAGCCGTCGCAGATTCGTTCGGCGCAGATTTCCGGGAAACATTGATTGCAACAAACGCATTATCAAAACAATTTGGTATTTCTGCAAATGAGGCATTGCAGTTGGTTAAGGATGGTTTTTTGTCCGGAGCCGATGCGAACGGGGAATTTTTAGACACGTTGAAAGAATACCCGGCATATTTCAAAGAGGCTGGAATATCAGCAGACCAATTTGTTGCGATTGTAGCCCAAACAAACAAAATGGGTATCTTTTCGGACAAAGGCGTTGACGCAATTAAGGAGGCAAATTTGCGTTTGCGTGAAATGACGACGGCGACGGCGGCGGCTTTGGACGGTATCGGTATTTCGTCGGAACAAGTTCAAAAAGATTTGCAGACCGGAACCAAAACAACGTTCGATGTTATACAAGACGTTTCCGCAAAATTGGCAGAATTGCCGGATAATGCGGCAACGGTCGGGGCTGCAATTGCAGATATATTCGGGGGTCCCGGAGAGGACGCCGGATTGCAGTATTTGCGCACGTTGAAAGATATTTCAACAAACATGGATGAAGTAAAAGGGAAAGCCGGAGTTTTGGCGCAATTGCAGGAGGAACAATTGCAAAGCCAAATTGAGTTGCAAAACGCATTATCCGGGTTGTTTGACGCAACCGGAGGGAATTTTGAAACGTTGACAACGCAGGCAAAAGTTTTTGTTAACCAAGGATTGACGGCGATAATAAAAGGGGTTATTGATGTTGTCAATTACTTGATTGAGTTATACAATGAAAGTGTTTTGATACGTGCCATTTGGAACGGTATAGTTGCCGGATTTAAAACCACATTTGACACGTTGGGAAATTTGTTTGGATTCTTTATTGATATTGTCAAAGCAACCGGAACCGCATTAAAGGGAGCGTTTACGTTGGATTTTGACGACGTTAAAAAAGGGTTGTCAGATTATGCAGCAGCGTACGGAAATTTGGTTAAAGCCCAAGTTAAAGACATAACAGAAAATTTCCAAGAGGGTTTGGATGGTATGCAAAAGAAAATAAAACCGTTAACAATCCCGGTTTCTGTTGGAGATACCCCGACGCCACAAACAGACAATAAGCCCGTAACGACACAGGACCCAACCGTAAAGCCAAGGGGTAAAAGCGATGCGGAAAAGGCAGCAGAACAGCAAGCAAAACAAATTGAGGCGGCATACAAAAAGAATTTGGAAGCAACCCGAAAATTGCAGGATGCACAATTGCAGTTGGAAACCGACGAATGGGCAAAGCGTCGCCAACAAACGCAATATCAGTATTCCCGCCAAATTGAGGATTTACAACACCAATTGCAGACCGAAAAGGATTTGAACGAAACCGGACGCCAAGCGATAAACGCCACAATTACGGCGTTGGAACAGCAACAAACCGAGGCATTATTGAAAATCGAACAAGACCGACAATTGCAGGAATTGGCGTTGCAGAAAGAAAGCATTGAATTACGTTTGCAAGCAGTCAAAAAGGGAAGCGAGCAGGAAAGACAATTGCGGATGCAGTTGTTGGAAAACGAAAGACAAACCGCATTATTACAGAACCAACAGAAACCGACCGGGCAACAGCAAGACGCCGGGGCGATTAATGCAAGTTTTGACGCAAAGGGAGCCGGAATTGCGGACGAATATTTGCAAGCGCAATTACAGATATTCGACCAACAACAAGCGTTGGCACAATCGGAGTTTGATTTGTTGAGAAATTCAGAAGCCCGGAAAACTCAATTCCGTTTGCAAGCAGAAAAGGAACGTTTGCAAAAGGTTTTAGAATTAAATCAGCAAGCCGCCAATAAATTGTCTGATGTTGAGGTACAAACAATTCAAAACACTATTAAAAAAATAGACCAAGAAATTGAGCAATCCAAAGGGGAGGAACGAGGAACAGACATTTACGGTTTGTTTGGGCTTAATTTGGACGACGACCAAAAAGAGGCAATTAATACGTCTATGCAATACGCATTGGATGCGTTAAATACATTCACGGCGGCACGTGTTGCCGCAGCAGATGCAGCCGTTGAGCAAGCGGATAAAGAGGTTTCCGCCGCACAATCGGCGTTGGATGCAGAATTGGAAGCAAGGGCAAACGGGTACGCCAATAATGTTGTACAAGCGCAAAAGGAGTTGGATTTGGCAAAGAAAAACCAAGAAAAGGCGTTGAAAGAACAACAGAAAGCGCAAAAACAGCAGGCAGCAATACAAACATTGCAGCAAATCGGAAACATGGTAACAGCAACGGCGTTGATATGGTCGCAATTAGGTTTCCCGTTTGCAATACCTGCAATTGCCGTAATGTGGGCGAGTTTTGCAGCGTCTAAAATCAAGGCGGCGCAATTGGCAAAACAGACCGGAGGAACCGGAGGAACAGAAACATACGGCGACGGTACCGTTGAACTTTTGGAGGGTGGTTCGCACCAAAGCGGAAATGATATTGATTTAGGTACAAAACCGGACGGAACCCGCCGACGTGCCGAGGGAGGCGAATTTTTCGCCGTGATAAATAAACGAAGTTCACGCCGTTTCAGAAAGATAATACCGGACGTTATCAATTCGCTAAACAATGGTACATTTGCACACAAGTATTTAAAATCCTATTCAGACGGCGACGGTTTGACGTTAAACGTTACCGGACAAAGCCCGGATTTACGCAATTTGTCGGATGATGTAAGGGAAATTAAGGAACAGAACCGACGACGGGTTTACGTGGATGGCGACGGAAATACGATTGAAAGTTACAAGAATTTGAAACGTAAAATAAAAAGACTATGACACCAAAATATAGATTCTTTTTACAGATAGGGGAGGACGGAACCAAACAAACCGTCCGCCCCAATTATAAGGATGATTTAACGTTGGATTATGAGTTGGAAACACATCAAAGGTTTTACCGGGCTAAATTGTCCGGTAAAATAAACTTTGTCCGTGCTGATTACGATATTATCAATGACGCCCCGTTTGATTCTGAATTTTTCCTATATATCGAAAAAAGCGATGATTGTGGACAAACATACAATCAATACTATAAAGCAAAGTTTATGAAAACGGATTGTACGTTTAATGATGATGATAAATTGGTTACGGTACAGCCGGAAACAATAGACCAATACAACGACGTTTTGGCAGGATTGGAAAAGGAATACAATTTAATAACGTTAGCCCCGACAATCCAACGGATAACGATAAACAAGCGTCCATTAATTCAAATATACGTTCCGGGGGATAGTATTGTTTCTTGTTTTTTAGGTGGTACAAATTGGGAGCAAGACGCAAACGCCACGACCGACCAAAACGCACTAATACAAACCTATCATTTTGCACTATGTAATATTTTGAAAGAAATACAAATTACGTCGCACGGTTCCCCGGCGGTAATATCCGGGCTTTATACCGGGCGAATGACGACGGGTGCAAGTGCGAATAATTTCGAGGGGAAATTATACCCGGAATTAAACGTAAATTATTATATCTATATTACGCAACAAAGAATTGACGGTTTACCGTTTGGGGCTGTTGCGGTCGAGATACGCAAACAATCCGATGATACGGCAATGTTTCGTTATACAAAGGCTACAACGTCACCTTTTGATACATTGGAGTTTGATTTAACCGCTGTTGAGGGTTCCGGCGCAACGGGTACAATGCACGCCGATATGAAAAGTTATAATATATACGCCCGGTATTTGTGCGACGTGGAGAAAATCGACGGCCTTAATACATATCCATTGACCGCCGATGATATAGTTGATAATAACCGTAATTATAGGCGTGCGATTGGTTACGCAATCGACGTGGCGTTTATTTCAAACAACTTTTCAGACACCCCGACCGAGTGGGGATTAGCGGATAACGGAAAGTATTTTGCGCCGCCCTATTCCATTTACGGACAAACGTTTTATCCAATTGCCCGGTCAACGTGGCGTTATGCGTCGTTATGGTTTGGGTTTTATTTGTTTGATTGGATATTAGAAAAAAAAGCAAGAAAGGCATATACATTGCGTGATGCGTTTACATTGTCGTCATGTATCAATGTGCTATTAAAAGAATTTGCGCCCGGAATAACGCATGAAGCGACGCCGGAATACAGCCAATTTCTTTATAACACAAACAATCCTATTTCCAGGCAGTCATTTAAGTTGCTAATAAGTCAGAAAAGTAATATCATTAATGGCGAATATCAAACCCCGGCGCAAAAAGCCCCGATTACATTGCAACAAATTATGACTATGTTACGGGATATTTACAAATGTTATTGGTATATTGAGGATGGAAAATTTAAAATTGAACAAATAAATTGGTTTAGAAATGGCGGTTCGTATGGATATAACCCAATTATTGACTATGATTTAACGCAGTTAGAAAACGTTAGAAATGGCAAGAAATTAGCTTTTGCAACGTCTGAATATTCATTTGATAAAGTAGATATGCCGGAACGTTATCAATTTGAATGGATGGACGATGTAACAACACCGTTTGAGGGGTTGCCAATAGAAATTACGTCAAAATACGTAACAGCCGGAAAGATAGAAGAAATAAATATTTCAAATTTTACGTCCGATATTGATTTGATGTTGTTAAACCCCGGTGCAATTAGTTCGGATGGATTCGCATTGTTTGCGGCGGTTACGCCGTCCGGCGGCGGACAATTGGAATTGCCGTTTACAAAACAAACAGTTGATAATGTAGAATACTATTTGCAAAACGGTTATTTAGCGTTTATCAATATACAACCGACATATTGGGTTTATGATATGCCAGCACGCAATTTCAAAATAAATAATATCCCAAAGTATGCAATTGGTATTGAGAGAAAGAAAAAACAAACATTGAATTTCCCGGCAGGAACAACAGACCCAAACCCGATGCAGTTAGTTAAAACGTATATTGGTAACGGTCAAGTTGACAAACTTTCAGTAAATTTGTGTAGTCGAAACATTAAAGCAACGTTGAAATATGATACAGAATAACAACATAAGCGTTTTACCGTGGTACACGTCAATAAATGAACAGAACCACAGAAAAAGTTACGCATACGGCGCAATTTACCCGTTATTTGCCCCGGCTGATAGATTGTTACCGTTTCAGATAATAAGAAGCACACGGTCAAACAATGTTACGTCAGTGGTATTGTATGAAAAGACCGGAAAGCAAGTTGCAAACATAACAACGCATATGAAAGAAACCGGATTGCAGATTGTCCGGTTTCAAACGTTGGGTTATGATGTTATATTGTATCCGTCAATATTACCCATGCCATTAAATCAGTTTGACGGAATATATTATATGACGTTATCAGATGGCGTTCAAACGTGGTATTCTGAAATGTTCACGGTCGTACAAGACGTTTCCGGATATTTAAAAATACAATGGTGGGATATTGAAAATTTGGTTTTCGATGCCGGGCAAATAGTATATAAAAACCCGGATTTTAAAAATACATTGTACCTTTGTACAGAGTTAGGAAAGCCGGATTATGAATTTGAAGAAGATGGCGAAGAACGGGACGGGTATTTTTTTTCGGAAAAACAAATATCAGTCAAAACGTTTAAATGTACCATATTGGCACCGGAGTTCCTTTGCGACGTTATGAGATTTATCCGCATGGCTGATTACATTCATATAACGGACAAATATGGTAGGGAATACGATTGTGACACGTTTCTAATTACCCCAAAATGGCAAACGCAGGGGGATTTGGCGAGCGTGGAAATTGAATTTAAAACAAATACCGTCGTCAAGAAAATAGGACGTGGCTATATAATAGCAAACAAAGGAGATTTTAACGGCGATTTCAATAATGATTTCGACAACAATTAAATTATTAAATTATGGGAAATTACGAACAATTAAAACAAGCGGTTGCCGACGTGATAAAATCTAACGGCAATCAAGAAATTACCGGAGCAATATTGCAAAACGCATTATTGACGATAATTTCTACAATTGGAACAGATGCAACATTTGCGGGAATTGCGACACCGACAACGAATCCCGGAACACCCGACCAAAATGTATTTTACATTGCGTCAGAAAATGGAACGTATTCCAATTTTAACGGAGTAGCTTTGAGTAATGAGGTTTCTGTACTTTCAAATAATAATGGAACCTGGGTAAAAACTAATACGGGATTAGCAACACAACAGCAGTTTTCAGAGTTAGATAAAAAAATAATTAAGGTCGAGTTCACAGACAATGAAAAAATTAATGAGTACATTAAGGAAATGTATATTGACATGGCAGTTGTAGATAAAGAAAAACTAAACTCCATGTCTAAGTTACAAATAACGGGTAATAATACAAGTGGAAATAAATTTGTCAGATTAACTGATAGTAGTTATGGCGCAAGCTATTTTTTTATAATTCTTAATTCCTTAAGCGGTAATTTCGACTTAACAAAATGTAATAATACGGTTTATTATAAAGAAGGTATATATATAGTATTCAATAATTTAGACAATATATATGTTGCAGAAAATTTTCAAACCCTTAATAAAACACCACTATATGTAAACAGCAGAATATCTTCATATATCAACGATTGGCAATATATAGAACATCAAGCGGAGACAACTGGCACTTACGAAGTTGATATTAATGTAAGTAATAAGCCGAAACTGATTAACTTTGCAGATTGCGCTATATGCAGTAAGATTACGATAACATATAATAATGGTTCAAAAGATTATTTATATCAGCCCTTTAAAGATTATTATTTAAATGATTTAGGAGCTAACAAAATAACATTTACAATAGCTCAAATTGGAATACTGAAAATTCAGATACGTAATATTGATTTTGTTGATTTCAACTCAATTCAAAATGAATATTTTAAAAGGCACATACTTAACTTAATAATTAATAGAAATGTTATTTCTAATGCGGTTATTTTTATATATAGATTATATAAACCAGTAGAAGATGAAACAAAAGTTAGATTTCAATCTTTTTTTAGAACAGAAGAAGGTTCCAATATAAAACAAATAGCGTCGGATACATTTGAGTATGATTCGTTGGATTTTCTATCTCTTGAAGAGTATGGGTATAAAATAGATGTAAATATAAAGGAGATTCCAATAACTGACAAATTTGGTAAATATATGATCTGCAGGTTATCAACATCTAATTATGAACGTGATAACGAAGTGTTTAATAAACCAAATTATTATCCTGCAAATGTTCTACAGCAAAACTATTATGATGATATGCAGACTGAAAAAAAAGGGCAAATGCTTAGAACTGATAATATAGTTTGGAATCAAGGAAATATAGGCATTTTTGGTACATATAATAAAAATCTTGGCTTTAATTATATCGGCGATGATACTTGCAATACAAGATATTTTTATTTTTATTGGTTAGATGTACAAAAAGAAGCGGGAAGTTATGATTTCACCCCAATAGAAGAATGTTTAATTAGCTGTTATGCTAAAAAACAAAGAACAGCTCTTAGATTATTCCCGTCATGTATAAGTGAAAATTATGAAACATTTGAAAGTTATAGAATTTCTTTCCCTTTATACGTTGCAGAACTTATGAAGAACAATAAAGGACAATCTGCAATATATACTGATAGAAATGGGAATAATCATTTATTGTTAGATGTGAACTTAGATGTTGTATATGCGGAATATGAGAAACTTTTACAAGCGTTTGGTAGTTGGCTTAACACTACTGTTGTGGATGCAGAAAATAATGTATATGCGAAAGATTTAATTCTTTTCATAGATTTTGGTTTTCTTGGTCCTTGGGGCGAAGGTGCTTGGGAAAATTTAGCATTAACGACAAATGTAGAAAATATAAATAGATACGTACAAGCCTTTTTAACAAACGTACCCGATATTCAAATTAACATAGGACTTTCTTTTAATAATGGATATAAATATTTTGAAAGAAATAAATTTTTTATTGATAGTAAAGAATTATATAATAACGCTGGCTATCTTGGTATTTTTATAGATAATATAGGAGCAAGAAATCCAGATATTTTTGACAAAAACCGCTATATTGCTTTGAATACAACATTTTATGATTTGCTAAGAAAGTATGTCGAAAGAGGTGATTTTATAACAGGCGAGTTTGCGATGTGGACTAATAATGCTTATTGGGGAGGTAATTGCGGATTATGGGCTTATGATTTATTCAAATTAACAAAACAACCTTTTGTTAGAGCGCATAATATAACAATCACTCCACCAAATGCAGCATCTATTCTATTAAGGAATATTAGTGGACAAAGTTATTATGTAATTAATAATATATTGTCATGTGTTGGTTTCAGATATGTGTTGTCTGTTTTAAGAGGCGATATAAATGATAGCAAATTATCAATAGAATGGGAATTAACCAATATAGGTTTAAATAAATGCTATTTTGATATTTATGAACTTTATTATAGGATTAAAAAGAACACCGGTGATATACAAGATGTCAAAATAGAATATGATTTGAAAACACTTATGCCAATTGCAGAGCAGGAACCGCTATTGTTTGCAATAGGAAATGGAAAATATTTTAAATATGAAACAGAAATTGATGAAACATTTGAAAGTATATCTTTGATTGTAAAAGATAAGAAAGGAATACAAAACCCTTTATATCTGTCTAATTATGAAAGGCAAGAAGATGGCAGCTATTTGTTATACAGTGTTGTAGAATAATTCGGAAAACTAATATAAATTATATGGAAAGAATTTTTAATTGGGAGCAATGGCGTATTATTGCCATTTCCACGGTTAGCCCGGTATTGGGTTATTTGACGCCGACGAAAGGTTTTGTTTATGCGTTATTAGTAATGTTTGCGTTCAATATTTGGGCGGGAATGAGGGCGGACGGCGTGGCAATTGTCAGATGCAAAAACTTTTCATTCCGGAAGTTCAAAAACGCATTATGTGAATTTCTTTTGTATCTGTTTATAGTGGAGATGATTTTTGTAATAATGAAAAATTGCGGCGACGACCAAGCGGCGATTGCCGTTATTAAATCGCTTACATATGTATTTATGTACGTTTATTTACAAAATGCGTTCCGGAATCTGATTATTGCGTACCCCCGGGAATTGGCATTGCGTATTATTTACCATGTTATCCGTTTGGAGTTTACAAGGGCTTTACCGTCGCATTTGCAACCGATAATTGACAGATTGGAAAAAGAATTTGGGGACGACCCCGACAAAAACAATAAAAAGAAAAAAGATGAATAAACAAAGTAATATGTTTAACCCGGTGCGGAGCAATCCGCACCACAAAATTTTATTATTATGGCAGGAATGAAACAATTATCAGCGGGCAGCAGCCAAATTTTAATGATGATGTTCCGGGATAAAAACAACGCCCCAATTAAGGCGGATTCCGTACACGTCAAAGGTTCGATTTTTACCGGAAGCAGTAAGCCGTTTGAATTTGAGGTAAACAAAGGGGTTTGCACCAATTGTAAGATTCAGAACGATATGTTGTTGTTTAATATCGTTCCGCTTTTGGGATTGGGGCAAATGCAGGTTTACACACAAACCTATTTAGGCGATGCGAAAGCAATAACCGGAACATACGTTTCGGAAAACCAACAGAAATTAGGCGTTGAAGTAGTAAACAAAGGAACATTCCTTTCAGATAGGCAGGGCGCAATGTGGGTTGATGTATATTTGCCGATTGAAATTAATGATGCGGCGCAAATTCCGTGGGTTCCGGCGGGAGCAGATGAACAATGGGTTAAGGATTATTTGGATAAGTATGTAAAAACCCCGGCATTTGCGGCAGTTTTAGCAAATTTGGCGGTTGCAGACAATACGTTGTCAAATGTTGATGCAAAAGACTTTGAGAAAAAAGTAAAGGACGGTAATTTTGCTCAAAATGATTTAGCGGACGTAGATTTGGTAAAACTCAAAGAAAAAGGGAATGTTGCAGGACTTGCATATAAGGATATGAGTAACATTCCGACAAACATTGTCAATCGTGAGATACGTATGTCGGCAGCATATCAGAAGTTAGCAAACTTGCCACACCCAGCCACGCAGGGAAAGACGAGCGAACAAATTAAGGCTTTATTCTACACTAATCGTCAAGAAGTGAAACAAGGAGTAAACCTTAATCAGTCGCCATATACTGATAGCACAACACTTATGATGGCTTATCAGATGGCTAATAATCAGACTATTCAGCAGACACTACCACCGGTAGCAGATAATCGTATTATCATTGTTGATGTTTTGCAGCAGAATGGAGCAGCTAATTACAAATTAGTGTTAAGCGCACAAGGGGGAGAAACAATACAAGGTTCAAGCGACCCGATAACACTCACAGAAGATGGTTTGGCGGGTATTCTTATTCCAATCCTCAATGAAAATACTTGGGAGTGGATGCCATATCATAAGTTGCCCAAACCGAATTTGGCTTTGATTGACGAGTTCGGAACATTCATTGATGCAGTGGCAAGCCTTATTTTTAAGAAACCGTTCAAACTTACTTGGAATAATGATACCAAACAAGCAGAATTATCTGTTGAGGGCGGTATGCCTATGAGTTTTGTTGATACTATCACAAAGAAAACTATCAGCGCAGCATTAGGTCAGTCGGCTGATGGCTCAATTCGTATTAGTCTTATGCCGAAAGGGAAAGACGATGATGGCAATGATTTGTATGTTATTGATTTTTCAGTTGCAAAAACCGCAGCACAAGAGGGCGTGGCAATGGCTCTTGAATATGTACAGATATTCAACACAGATTTTCCCGAAAAGCAGCCGAATTTTAGTAATATGCTTTACAAGGGCGGTTATTCTGTACAGTACAATAAGCAGACGGGCGGTATTATCACGCAGGAAGTTGATAATAAAGACCCTAATATTACGGGTGGTACTACATTCCTTGCATTGCTTGACTATGTACCCGATGCGGAACAAGAAAACCTACTTAATCAAGATGGTTCTATTAGGCTTGCACTTGTTGATAAAGATGGAAACTATATCAAGACTTTGGCAGGAGGAAATGCAGTTGTTCAGCGAGATTACAAGGCAGGCGACAAGGTTAAGGAAATGCACCTTGATGTCGTTTTCAAAATGAAGTTTTACACAGAAGTGTTTTATAAAATTGAGGGAGATTTTGAAAACGAGGAGGGCATATCCGTTGGCATTGGTTCGGGTATTTGTGTTCAAGCAATTGAAGATGGAGCAACCGGAGAAGCATTGGAAGCATACGAACTATATACAGACACACACGTGGAAATTGGAAAGAAAATCTATTCCACCAACAATATAAATTTTGCACGTGCAGTAGTCAAAGACACTATAACTATTGTTAAAGGGGCTTATACGGAAGATGTAGGTAACGGACTGTATATTGACACAAGAACTAACAATGTAGGACGAGTTGTAGGAAACGGCTTTAATATCAAGTCAAACAACAATGAACCGCTTGTATTTTCAATTTACAAGATTTATAGTTATCGTGATTTGATGCGCTTGAAAGGTTGCGATATTGATATTTCAGTCGAAGTTAAGAATAAGTTGGGGGCGTTGAGAGTGGTTCAGTTAGGATATAAAGGAGTATTACCGGCACCAAAGCCAAACTTGCTATCATTCAATAACGACCAACCACAATACAACAAAGGTTGGACGGAGATAGATAGTTTGTTCATTCCCGAAGATGCAACATCTGAAAAGAGAAGATTAGCTAAAACATTCACTTTCCCCGAAGTAACAGCCTATGACGAATGTACGTTCTTATTGCGACCCGAAACAGCAACAGACCCGGCGGATTTCACAATCTATGATTTTGAGGGGGATATTAAGCCGGGCTTTGTCCACACCTTAATCAAAGAGAGGTTCTATGCAGGACAACAAACTTTGATTAAGAGGGATATGTTTACGAAGTCAGCTATATTGTTGAGTGGAAATGAAACGGTATTGAGATTTACTATCAATAAAGCCGACACGAAAATTCCGGTCGGAGTATTCAAAAGAAATCATTTCCTTAAAAATAACAATGCTTGGTATGACGCAGGAAGCGCAAACAAAGAGGTACAAGGCGATATAGCCATTCTTAAATCATTCAAAGGTAAGTTGTCGTATTCAGTGAATGTATTTAATGAACAGAATACTGATAACACCGTAGAATTTTGGCTTGCACGTGTTGAAGCCGATGGTACGTTTACTAAGATTGCCGATAGTGTTCTTTCTACTACCGTAAAAAAGAATACATTGCCAGCTAACACGAACAACCAAAAAACTATTGTTGCTTTTGAGCATGACTTTAAGAAAGGTGAAAGCTACCGTTTATTTGCAAAATCTAATAAAGATGATGGGGCTTTCATTCAAGTAAATGCAGGAAACCACGTTGCGATGGTTGAGGTAATTGTTGATGTTAAGTATATCACAGAAATTCCGCAAGATATTATCCACGCAAATAATATTGCCCAAATAAAGTTGATGGATGGAGATGTAGAAGTACAAGACACGGAAAATTACACAATTCAAATAGATGTAAAAACCGGAGCAGTAACAATAAAGAAAAAATAAAGAAGTATGAAAACAATTATTTTGGATGCCGGACACGGCAATAATACAGCCGGAAAACGTTCCCCCATTTGGGGGGACGGTTCCCAATTGTTAGAATGGGAGTTTAACCGTGATATTGTACGCCGTATTGCGGCGATGTTGAAAGCGGAGGGAATAAAGTTTGAAATTTTGGAACCGGAGGACAACGACGTATCATTGCCGGAACGTTGCCGCCGTGCTAACGTGATATATGACGATTGCGGACAGAACGCCGTATTGTTCAGCATACACGGAAACGCCGGAGGCGGCACCGGATGGGAATGTTATACAAGCGTCGGCGAAACGAAAGCCGATGAAATTGCAACCGTCCTTTGTAATGAGGCAGAAAAGGAGTTTGCCCCGGACGGTTGGAAAATGCGTTTTGATTATAGCGACGGCGACCCGGACAAAGAAAGCCAATTTTACATTCTGAAACACACGAAAGCCCCGGCGGTATTGTCGGAAAACTTTTTCATGGACACTGAAAAGGATTGCCGTTTTATGATGAGCGACGCCGGGAGAGAAAGAATTGCAAAGGTACATTTTGAAGCAATAAAGAAAATTGTATGAAAAAGTATTTGATTTTAGCGGTAATGGCAATTGCCGCCGTTGTAACAATTTGGGTGCAACGAACGAAAATTGAAAAATTGACGGACGAACGGAACAGATACCGGGGAAATACTGAAACATTATTGCAGAACGTCGAAACGTACAAAACAAAGGATAGTTTGAACGCCGCCAAAGTTGGCGTTTTGGGACTGAAATTGTCGGAGTTTGAACGATACCGGGCAGACGATGCAGCATTAATAAAGACGTTGCAGGTAAAGAACCGGGAATTGGAAGCATTAACAAGCGCACAATGTCAAACGATAATTGATTTGCGGGGAACCGTCCGGGATAGTTTGGTATATGTTGACCGGGTTGTTGTTGATACATTACGATGTATAACAGCCGCCGACAAATGGTTTTCTTTTGATGGATGCGTTAACCGGAAAAATGAGTTTACCGGGAAATTTGTAAATCGGGATAGTCTGATAATTGCAGCAACCGTAGAATATAAAAGGTTTCTTAATTTTCTATGGAAAACAAAGAAAGTAAAGAACCGGGAAATTGATGTTGTCTGCAAAAACCCGCATACAAAAATAATGGGGGTTGAATACATTGAGATTGAAAAATAACTATCTTTGTATCGAATTACATTTGACCATATAAATAAAGATTGTTTTCAATGATTAGCCGGGTTACCCCCGGCTTTTTTCGTTTTGCCCATTTTTAGCCCCGTGGCTTTTCTTTCCCGGATGGATAAATTACACGTTTCGCCCGAAAAAGTGGCTTAAATCGAAAATTCGCCCAAAATAACTATCTTTTGAACCAAAAACAGAAATTTTTATAAAATCAACATAAAATAAAAAGAAATTCTTTTGGTATTTAAAATAAAGGTTGTATATTTGCATTGTCAAACAATAACGACGGAGCGTTTTCCTCGAACATTAAAATTTAAAATTATGTCAGTTTCAATATTCAACGGTTTAGAAAGAACAACAAAGGAAATCAACATGAACTTTCGTATTAAGGTAAACGGAATTGTTGACGGCAAAAAGATTAATACGTTAGTTGGCGTTTCCGGACTGATTAAATTAGTAGGTATTGAAATGGCAAACAAAATGAAACGTCGAGCATTTAACGGTAAAGGTGACAAAATGGAGTGCAAACTAAGACGTGGTATTAAAGTGGTATTTTATAGCAAATAATAACCGACTGGGCGGGTTCCCAAGGAAAATAAAATGAGAACATTATGAGAACAAAATTTGTTGAGACCGAAAGCAGATACCAAGCAAAGAAACAATGTCCATGGGCGGAAAAGGTTACAAAGGTATGCGGGGGATATATGTGCTTTGAATCTTATTATGATTATCAAATTTGGAAAAATCAAAAGTAACAAACAGCCGGGGAGCAATCCCCGGTTTAATACTTAAAAGCCATGCGATACGCACTAAGAAAGCAGGATAAAATAAAAGCAGTATTGGGCAATGAATATTTGGAAAACAATATTCTGCAAAGCCTAAATAAATACTTTGGTAATAACGACGACGACCGGATTTATTCAGACATTGAACCGGACGGGTACGTTACGGATTACGGCAACAAATACCCATTGTTGAGAATAAACGACGTTGCAAACAGCGACGCAATGTTAGAATTTGCGGTTATTGGGCAAATGTACGATGTATTGAATTTGTCTTATGTTGGTAGAATGAAAGGTTAAAATATGGACGTGATAATATTAATTTTCTTTGTATTATTAATTGCAACCCTATTATTGGGTATATGGCAAATAAAGAACCCTAAATTAAAAACCGCTGATGATTTAAGCGACGATTTGTGTTTATATTGTCCTTTGGATGATGACGAAAAAGGAACCCACGGCGTCCCAAATGGATATATAAGTTGTGAGGGGCGTTGTTGCCAAGAAGCGTATGAAATGTATATTGAGGAATGGACGGAATAACAAATTGTATGGAAAGTATAATAATAAAAGAAATTGAAATGATGTTGGAACTACCTTTGCACGAAAGACAAAAAGCGTATTTCCAAGACTTATTAAACGCCGCAAAGCCCGTTAAAATAGTTCCGGCGGCTGATGTATTGGAGGATTACGAATTGGACTACATACGGCACGTAATTAAGCCAAAGCCGAAAGAATGTTATCGAAATTCCCATTTACTTTGCGAGGCGTTCCCGGAACGGATTCTTTATTGTGAGGGAAAAACAAACGTCCCAATACCGATTGACCATGCGTTTAACAAGGCCGGCGACGCATATATTGATATAACATTTGAATTTGCGTTGCATGAAAACCCGTCAATATATGAGTACGTAACATTTGGCGAGTACGACGCAAAGACCATACGAAAAGCAGTATTGGAAACCGGATATTACGGCGAAATTTACAAATGGTTGTATTATCAGAGTAAGAAATAAAAAGCCCCCCGGCGTCATAAATCAATATGCACCGGGGGAATTTTACGCAGTAACTGAGAGTGATATTTGGTTGATGCGGTATTGCAAAGGTAGGTTAAAAATCGGATATTCTACGCACCCGGCAAAAATAATTTCACGAAACAAAGATTATATTTTTGGAAAATAGATAAATGAAATACTATTGCATTTGCAAAACCAAAAATAATATTTATATTTGCAGAATAAAATTAGTAGTATGGAAATTTGGAAAGAAATAAAAGACTATGAGGGGTTATATGAAGTAAGCAATTACGGGCGTATAAAGTCATTAGATAGCAATATAATTTTGACGCCTTGTAAACCCGCAACGTCCGGTTTATGTGTTACTTTATCAAAAAACAGAGTAAATACGAAGTTTCAAGTTAGCCGATTAGTTGCGGCGGCTTTCATTCCGAACCCGGAAAACAAACCATACGTTGACCATATCGACGGGGTTAAGTATCATAATTTTGCAGACAATTTACGTTGGTGTACGCAAAAGGAAAATATGAACTATAAACCCGCAAGGCGAAATAAAATTAAATATAATTGCCAAATAGTCGGATATGGAGCGGACGGGAAAGAATGTATTCGTTTTGATAATTATATAGATGCGGAAAAGCGGGGTATGTACAGACATTTGATAAAAAAGAGTGTCGATACCGGGAAACCATATAAGGGAATTTTGTATAAAGAAGAAAAATAAAACCTACCGGGGGGGAATACCCGGCAAAGATATGAGAGTAAAAGAAAGCAAAGAATTAAACGAGTTGGCGACCCTTTCCGGGAAACCCGCCAAACAGGTATCCGACATTATCGTTTCGGAATTACTCAACAACAAAATCATTGAGGACATACCCGACAATTGGGGTTGTTCTGTTTTCGACGCAATCAGCGAGGAAATAACCGAGGAACAAACCGCCCAATGTTATACGTCCATATCTGTGGCGTTGGGCGTGTATGTAAAAAAGGTTTTCGCCATTATCCCGGATTTGGATTTGGTCGGAAAAGGAGATTGCCCGGTATGTGGCGGAGAAATGGAAGTTACCGACGCCGATTATAAATGTTGCGGCGGCGATGGGTATTTAACCCCGTATGAATACGAACCGATATTTGAGGAAAAAACCTGCAAACATTGCGGACACGTAGAATAATAACCATAAAAATAAACAATATGAAATTAAGAGTAAACGAAGCAATCGCCCGTTCCGAGGCGAACGGGAAAAAGGTTTTGAAAAAAGACATTGCCGCCCGTCTTTTTGAGGGTGCAAGCGAGAGCGCACAACAGGTAAATATGACGAATTTATGTAACGGCACGACCAAACGGATTGTCCCGGAATGGGTCGTTATTCTTTGCGAAATGTTGGATTGTACGGCGGATTACCTGTTTGGCATGGAGGGCGGAAACAATGAAAAGTAAGTTTATCGAATGGTTGGAAGCCGCCGCCGAAACCATGTTTTCCGGGTTGTTTCAAGCGAAAGCCCTAATTGTTACGTTTGGCGCATTGGGGTTATGTTGTTTGATTGGCGCATTTTGGAACCCGTGGCAATTGTTATTTGCGGCAATGTGCGCCGCAATGGTATTATGTGGAATTTCAGAATATAAAAAGTACAAGTAATGAGAGCAAAGAGCGATAAACCGGGCGACCCGGTAAAAGAGGTTGCGGGAACCGTCGGCAATGTTGCCCCGGATATGTTCCCGGAGATTAACGAGGAACAACAAACAATTATTCCCCCGTTCGTTGATGTTCAACCGGAACAACCAACCGGAGTGTTTGAGATAATACCGGGCCTGACGGTTGAGGAAATGACGGCAATGTTTTTCGACGAAAAAACATTGATTGAACCCCCGTATAAGGTTTGGCAGTTAAACAGCAAGGGACACCGATATTATTACCGATATGACGACGCCGGGAACCCGGAGTTTTTCCCGTCGGTTACAACTATATTGTCCCAAACATTACCCAAAGCCCCGCACCTTATAAATTGGATTGCGAACAAAGGCATTGAGGAAGCCGAGCGATACAAAGGCGAACGGGCGGCGTATGGAACGTTTATGCACGCCGCATTTGAGGAATTATTGATTAACCGAGCGTATGATTTGGACGGGCTAAAAGGCAAACTAAAAGAATACATTGAGGTTTACCGATTGCCGGACGACTTTATTTATTACGCCGACGATTTGAAAAAGGACGTATTGGCGTTTGCGCAATTCGTATTGGATTATGATGTACGACCGTTAGCCGTTGAAATTGCGTTGGTACACCCGTATTACAAGTACGCCGGAATGATTGATTGCCCGTGTACCATGCGGGCAAAGATTGGAAGCGACGACCGGATTAACGCAATTGTCGATTTCAAAAGCGGGCGCAAAGGCTTTTACGAGGAAAGCGAAATACAATTGGGGATGTACCAGGATATGTGGAATGTCAATTTTGAGCAATTCCCCGTTACCCGTATTTTCAATTTCAGCCCGAAAGATTGGCGCAAAAAACCGTCGTACAATCTGAAAGAGCAAACCGAAAGCCCCAATATACGCAAAATCCCCTATCTGTTGGAGATTGCCGCCATTGAGGACGAAAAGCGGGATAATACGTTTACGGCGGTTAATGGTATGGTTGTATTGGGCGACGCCCCGGATTTGTCCCAAAATGTAATATCGTTGTCTTTGGCGGAATTGATTAAAACTAAAGCCCCCAAAGAGGCGACCCCGGACGAAACCACGGACGCCGCCGATAGCGTCAAAGCGGATGCGGTTGCCCCGGAGAAAACGCCGGAACCGGAGATTAAGAAAACAAAGATTGTGAAACGCACCGGGAAAACGGCAAAGGAGGCGAAAAAGAAGCCCGCCACGGGACGAAAGACGGAAAAACGGACTGTTGCACCGGAAAAGGAACAAAAGCCCGCAAATGCGCTAAAAAAGCCCAAAAACGAGAATAAGAAAAGATTGTTGAACGACGACCCCGAAATATAAAGAGCATGAAAGGACGAATAAAACGACCTGAGGCGGAAAAATCCCGTTTGATTTTGCCCCGTGTCGGACAAATAAAAATCGGAATGAAAAACGCCAACGGATACCCGCAAAGCGTGGATTATTTCATACCAACGGGAAAGTATGCCGGGTTATTTACACAGGCATACGGCGAAAAACCCCAAACAATTCAAATCGTTTTCCCGGACGACGACCCGGCGAAAGTATGCAACGAGCGGTACGAGTACCGGGACGACGACGGACGATTGATTGCGGCGGGCGACGGCGAAACGTTCCAAGTTTGGGACGGCAAAAAGTACGAAACATTGACAACGGAGGAATACCCGAATTTGATGTTGGCTATTACCAAGCGTTACCCCAATCGGAAAAGCAAACAGGACGGACACGACGGTTGGGAAATTACGTTGACATTGAATTTTATTGTACCGTTGGTACGTGGCGTTGCCGGGGTATGGCAGTTTTCAACAAAGGGTACGGCGTCCACAATCCCGCAAATTCGGGAAACGTTCGACGGTATGTTAGCGGAAAGGGGATTTTGCAAAGGCATTATCTTTGATTTGAATGTACAATTTGCCACAACTCAAAAGCCGGGAGACCGTTCCCGCTTTCCTGTTGTCTCATTGGTTCCTAATGAAAGTGCGGATAATGTTTTGAAAGTGCGCAAAGCGTGGGAACCTGCAAAGCAATTGGATAATGAATAAAAAATGCTATATTTGCGTCGATAAAACAAACGACTACCACCGTTTGCAAAGTATTGCTAATTTATTTAGCGCAAAGCCCGTTTTCCGGTGTGTGGTAGCCCGGATTGCGGGCTTTTATATTTTAATTATGGATTTTATTATAAAAAACAAATGGATTAACGAATTGCATTTGAAAGGTAATAAGTTAATGTTGTATGCAATGATACACGCCTATTGTGTTAGATATGGCGAGTATTCAAAGGGTATTTTGTATTTATCCAAATGTTTAGGGATAAACAAAAGCACTGTAATTGATTGCCTTAAATGGTTATGCGAAAAAGGATTATTAATAAAATCAGTTCAGCCCGTAGCAGAACCGGATGTTTATAAAATATCAATATTATGAAATACACGATATTAATAAACCAATATGCCGCCGTTAATAGCGGTTTAGATTTAGATTTAATAGATTTGGCGATTTTTGATTTTATAAAAGATTTCGCCAATTGTGCAAGTTGCGTTAAGATGCACACCCCGGAGGGAATATATTTTTGGATTTCCCACAAGTTAATATTGGAAGCAATGCCGTTATTGAATATAAAGACAAGTCAAGGCATGATAAAGCGTATTGATAATTTGATTAAAGCCGGAATTTTACAAAAACATCCTAATTGCGAATTGTATAACAAAACTCTGTATTGTTTTGGTGAAAATTACGAGTTACTAACATTTACCGAAAAGGCAGCAAGGATATTAACCGGAGTTGATACCCCTAAACAAAAGTTGATGCCCCCCATAAACGAAAGTTTAGGGGTACCCATAAACGAAAGTTTAGGGTATAATAGTAATAATATAGATAATACAATAAATGATAATGAGAATACCCCCAACAACAATGTTGTCGGGGAATTATTCCCGGAAGAACAAAAGGTTGAGGAACCAAAGGAGAAAAAAACGTTATTCCGTAATTCCGACGTTTACAAAATGGTTAAATTTGAAAACGGCGTTGGCGTGGATTATTCAGAGTTTGAAAGTAAGTTTGCGACCCCGGAATTTGAAAAGGTCGATTTGGTTTACTATTTTCACACGGTTAGCGATTGGAGCGACCAAAAGAATATGAAGCGCACTAAAAACGGTTGGTTGGCGACTGTCCGCAATTTCATACGGGGAGACGTCGAAAAGAAAAAGTTGCATTTAAAACCCGAATACAAAGCCCCAACGCAAAGATTGAACGTTGCCGGGGCTATTGAGTATTTGAAAGATGATTATTAATCATGGAATCATTACCCGAAAAGACAAACAGATTGCCACAAACATTGCCCGAAAAACGACAATCCGCCGCCGTTTTGCTATATAGCGGAACGGCAAAAGCAATTGACGTTCGTCGGGCGATGGTTGAGTTACCGGAGGTTGCCAAAGCATTAACCCCGGTCGAAAAATATATTTTCGTGGCGTCCACAAAAAAACAGATTGCCGAGATTGACGACGAAACGTTGATTGCCAAAACCGAGCAAATGTTCCGGTTTATCGCAATGGACGTGGGGTTTATCATTCCCACGGAAAACCGGGACGATTGGACGTATATTTGTACCCGGTTGTTGGATTTGCTCAAACGCTATTATTCGCAATTAACATTATCGGAGGTTAAATTAGCGTTTGAATTGCTGATTATCGGGGAATTAGACGACTATTTGCCAAAGGATAGGGACGGCAACGCCGAACGGAAACATTACCAACAATTCAACGCCGATTATTTCGCAAAGGTATTGAACGCATATTGCCGGAAACAAAACCAAGTTATCGGCAAAGCATATACAGCGTTGCCGGAACCGAAAAAGGAGTTAAGCCCGGAGCAAATCCGGTATTATCGCAATCAATCGGTTATGACTTGTTTAATGTGTTTTATGCGCTATAAATATACCGGGCGTTTAGTGTTTGGATTAACCGACGAAATGTTTGTTTATAATTGGTTGTTGGGCGTTGGGTTAGCGGATGAAGTGAAAGAAACCGAGGACGACCGGAAAGAAGCGTATAACCGATTTTTGGCACGTGCCGCCCGTGGGTTTGTTAATGAATTTACGGTTTATCACGTTCGGAAACAAGGAACCCAAAGCCCGGAAATTGATTATACAGCCTTTGAGGTTGCCCGGCGTAAAGAGATTAAACGGACGTTCGACCGGATGATTAAGGACGAAGTTTACATTTACAATTATTTAAAATTTGATTATGAAAATAAATGATAATATAGAGATAACAAATGAGAATAATTTAGATTTAATGAAAAGATATTCGGATAAATATTTTGATTTGGCTATTGTTGACCCGCCGTATGGTATTGGGATTAGTAAAAATCCGGTTAGACAAATGCACAAGAAAAAAGATTGGGATAATGAAATACCAAGCAAACAATATTTTGATGAATTATTTAGAGTGAGCAAAAACCAAATAATATGGGGCGGAAATTATTTTGATTTGCCCCCGTCGCAAGGTTTTTATATATGGGATAAAAAACAGCCGGAAAATTTTTCTTTGGCAATGTGTGAATACGCATGGTCTTCAATTCAAAAACCTGCAAAAATATGGTCGTTGAGTGTTATGAAAGAACAAAATAAGATACATCCAACACAGAAACCAATAGAATTATATGAATGGCTTATAATGCGTAATGCCGAAAAAGGTTATAAAATTTTAGATACTCATTTAGGAAGTGGAAGTATTGCAATTGCTATAGATATAATTAATAAGAGAGAAAAATTGAATTTGCAATTTATTGGTTGTGAATTAGATACAGATTATTATAATAAAGCAATTGAAAGAATTAAGAGTAAAACTATTACACAATATTTATTCTAATGAAAATAGATTGTATTATTGGGATTGACCCCGGAGCCGCCGGGGGTATCGTGGTTTGGCGACCCAACCACAACGCAACGGCAATTAAGATGCCTAAAGACATTAACGAGATACGGGATTTTCTGAACTATTACAAAGAGATTTGCACACCGATTATCTTTTTGGAAAAATTGAGTGTTCGCCCGGACGACGTAACGGTTGGCGATACCGGGGCAAACATGGGTAAATTATACCGCATTCAAAAGATGTTGCAAAACTTTGAGCATTTGAAAGCCATTATAACCGTCGCCGAAATACCATTTGTTTTGGTTAATGCTATGAAGTGGCAAAATGACCTTAAATTGCGTATAAAGGTAAAAGGGAAAAAGGAGGAAAAGGCAGACCGCAAACGACGGTTCCGGGATATTGCGGGGAAATTATACCCGGAGATTACCCCGGCGTTATGGAATGCGGACGCAACGTTAATAATGCACTTTGGACGGTACATTTTGCACAACAACCCCCGTTGGGTTTTGGAGAATTTGCCCGCCCCGATGCACGACCGTTTATTTTAAGCCCCGTATTTCGATTATTTTGTTTGAATGGGTAAAAGTATGGCAGACGAAAACAAAAGCCCGCAAATCGAAAATCCGGCGAAAATAACGTTGGAAGAATTGGCGTACATGGTTAAACAGATGCGCCACAACCAACGGAGGTGCGAACGGAACCCAACGCCGGAAAAGATTGCAACCCGGACGGCATGGGAACAAAAAGTTGACGGCGTTATTGCCGTCTTAACAGATACGCAAATGAAATTATTTTGATTTTATCCCGGTACGACTTGCGCCGTATCGGGATTTTTTTGCCCTAACACGAAAATAAAAAGAAAAAATTTTGGTAATTAAAATATTCCCCGTATTTTTGTGGCATGAAATAACAACGACCGGGCGTTTTCCCGGTAATGCTAAAAAAATAAAAGCAATGAGAGCGAAAACAACAATCAGCGATTTCCGGTTTGAGTTTGCCGGGTACGGACATTACAAAGTAACTTACACGTCGCCCGTTACGGGTAAAAGTTGGACGGCAAAAACAAATGATATGCCGTTAATTGATGCGACAAAGAACGCCGACGACCCCAAACGTTGCGATTTGGAAACCCTTAAACGAATTTGCAAAAATGGATAAGGACGAATTGGGAGCCGTTCGCCATGCAATGACGGCAAAAGAGTTGAACGACCTGTATAAGCGTTTGGAAAACTTTATTGCCGATTGCACCCGGTCGGAGGTTGACGCCAACCGGGATGCGCTTAACAAGGTGCAAAGCATGATACACCAAAGAATGATATTAACAAACAAATAAGTAGTAACCGCCGGGGGCAACCCCGGCATAAAAAGAACGATAAAATGATTATCAAAAAAATAGAGTTGTCGAATTTCCAAGTAATTAAGGAGTTCAACGCAGATTTTGAGGGTAATGTATATTTCATTACCGGGGACAATGAATTAGGAAAATCCACGCTATTAAAGGCAATCGGGGCGTTGTTGACCGGGAACCGGGACGCCGTGTTGCGTAATGGCGAGGACAAAGGGTTTGCCAAAATGGTTGTCGGCGACGACGGCGAGGAATACGACGTTGAATTGCGGTTTACCAAAGCCAACCCCCGTGGTACGTTATCAATCAAACAGAAAACAACCGGGATGCGGTCGGATAACGTAAGTATGTTGCAAAAGGTTTTCGGATATACGGATTTTGACGCCGTGGAGTTTTCCCGGTGGTCTGAAACCGCCGAGGGTCGCCGAAAGCAAGTGCAATACGTCCGGGCATTGTTGCCGGAGAATGTGCAAAAACGTATTGCCGAGATTGACGCCGAGGTTATGACCGTTAAGGAGAAAAGAAAGGACGCCAACGCCGAGGTCAAGACGTACACGACCATTTGCGCCGCCGCCGAAAAGCAGTTGAAACCGGGCGACGTCAAAACGTATGCCGAGAAAATCGACATTGCCGATTTAATGGAGGAACAAAACGAGAACGCCCGGTTGATTGAGAAAGCGAAAACCGTGCGTACCGCATTGCAAACCCGGACGGAACAATTGGAGGCAATCCCCGGTCGTATCAAAGCCGCCGAGGAAACCAAGAATACAGAGATTGACGCCGCAATAAAGTATGAGGCGGAAGCCCAAGCCGAATACGACCGGATTGTTGCCGAGGCAAAAAAGGCATTGGAAGCGGCAAAGAAAAAGAGCAAAGCCGATGCGAAAGCCGCCGCCGACAAATACGACGAAACATTGGCGCAAATCCAAACGGATAAAGCCGATTACGAAACCCGCAAGAACAACGCCGCCGCATGGTTGGCAAAGTACGAGGAAAACAACCCGGAGAATTTGGATACAGCCGAACGCCTCAAACAAGCCGAGGAACACAACAAAATCAATGCGTTGGTTGTGGACTATCTGACGAAGAAAAAGCAAAAGGACGCCGCCGAAAAGGTCGCCCAAACCCACGAAAAAAAGTTGTCGGATTTGCTCAAAGAGCGGGAAACCCTTATTGCGAAATCGGAATTGCCGATTGCCGGGTTGACGTTCACGGACGACGGGTTGGAGTTAAACGGTGTGCCGTTTGTCGCCGGGAAAGTGTCGGATAGTCAGATAATGGAGGTTGCCGCAAAATTGATTATCGCAAGCAATCCGACCGTTAAGGTATTCCGCATTGCGAGGGGCGAAAGTTTGGGCGCAAAACGTCTGCAATCCCTTATCGAATTAGCCCGGAAAGAAGGGTATCAAGGATTTATTGAAGAAGTCAAGCGAGGACAGGACGATTTAATTATTGAGGAATACAGCGAAACCGAGTAATTAACCGGGGCGTCGGTTCCCCGGCGTCCCTTAAACAAAACGATATGGAAGTTAAAGAAATGACAATTGCGGACGTGTTGAAAATGCCGTTGTTTTTTGAGAACGTGAAACGCCAATTAACGAGCCTTTGGAACGACCGGGAGAAAGCCCGTGAGGATGCGACCCGGAATAATACGAGGTTGCGGGCGCACGTTATCGACCGTATGCACAATACCGGGCATTGGGAACCGGGAAATTTCGTTATTCTTTTCGCAAAAGTTTTGGATAAGGTCGCAACCGGGTATTCGTCGAGCGAACGGGCGTTTATCCGTGCGGTTGGAATGACAGCGTTTAATATCACAATGCAAAAGTTAATCGACGATGAGAAAGCGAGAAATAACGGCAACGGGGACGATAAATAATAACGGCGGGTTGGCAATGTACATGGGCGAATTAAACGAATTTTTCAAGGGTTGGAAAGGTTCCCGGATAATTGCCCGGTTTATTGTTGCGTCGCCCGGTTCGTCCGAGGCTTTGAAAGGCTATTATTTCAACTATGTTGTACCCACGTTCCGACACGCCATTTGGGAGACGGGCGAACGTCTTACGGAGGAACAAACGGAACGGAGGTTGCGGGAGTTTTCCCCAATTATGTACGTCGAGCGGGTCAACGAGGAAACCGGGAAATATTCCCACGAATTGCGCACCGTGGCGGAATTGTCGAACGCCGAGTTAATCGAGCATATCGAAACACTCAAACAGATTGCCGCCGAGGAATACAACACGTATATTGACGACCCCCGAACGTTGTAAGGTATGTTTTGCAAGTGTAACGGAAAGCGTAAGAATTACCCGTTGGCGGGTTGGCGGATTATTCGCCACGAATACACGCCAAAGCATTACAGCCGGATAAAGTGTTTGCGTTGCGGGTGCGTTTGGATTACACGGGCAAAATATGTTGAGCAAACGCCCAACGACGACGGGCAAAAACGATTATTTAACGAATAAAAAAGTAACGAGAGTATGAAATTTGAATTAAAAGACATTTGTTTTTTCGATTGCGAAACAACAGGAGTACCCGCAAAGGGTTTGAAATGGGATGCGGATTTTAACCAATTCCCGCACGTCGTACAATTGGCGTGGGCGTTTGGCGACAAAGAACGCAGTTTTATAATTAAGCCGGACAATTACGAGATACCGCCGGAAACAACCGCAATACACGGAATAACGACCGAACGGGCAATTGCCGAGGGTGTACCGTTTGCCGAGGTTATCGACGAATTTTTGACGGATGCCGCCGCCGCACCGCTTGTATGTGCGCACAACATTTATTTCGATACGTCGATGTTGAAAGCGAACATTTTGCGTTATTGCGGCAAAGAGTATTACGACGCCAAAGCCGAGGACGCATTGCACAAGGGAAAGCGCATTGATACAATGATGAAAACTATTAAATTTGTCGGCGCATTGTATCAGAATGGCAAACCGGGAAAATTCCCCAAATTGGAGGAATTATTTGCAAAGTTGTTCCCCGGCGAAACATTTCCGGCGCATGACGCATTAGAGGACATAAGGGCGTTGCGCCGTTGCGTCCCGGAATTGGTTAATTTGGGGATTATTGAGTTAGCGCAAAAGGAATACCCGGCGGAACAACTCAAAGCCCAATTTGAGCCGGAAAAGCCCCAAACCGGGGGTATTGAGTTTAACGACCCGAACCCCGTAACGGAACCAATCGGAACCGGGAACCCAAAACAGGAACCCGCACCCGAACCGGAGCCAATCCCGGAGCCTCAACGCCCGGCGGTTGCCCGGAATAAAACGATAAAGGATTTGTTGGACGAAAGCGAATTTTAATATGGTAGTATTAAGTTTATTTG